AAATAATGTCGGTACATCTGCTGTTGATATTCCTGATGGCTCTAATTTTGATAGTTATGATGCAATCGTTGGAATTTCTTTAGCAAATGTTGGCACATCAGCAATCAATGTTGATTGTTATATTAATGATGGATCAAACGATATTTATTTAGTTAAATCAGCACCCATTCCCACAGGTGGGGCATTACAGGTATTAGATGGGGGTGCAAAGATTGTTGTTCAATCAGGAGATCGTCTCTATGTTAAATCAGACACAGCTAGTTCATTAGACGCATGGGTTAGTGTTGTGGATGCAATAAGCACATAAGGAGATAATTAATGCCCTATATTGGAAACACACCTGCTGATAAATTTTTAACTTTAGCAAAACAAAATTTTAGTACATCAGCAACGACATCATACACTTTAGATAGTGCTGTATCCTCAACTCAGGATATTGCTCTGTTTATAAATAATGTTCGTCAAAGTCCAGTTGATGCTTATACTGTATCTGGCACAGCATTGACTTTAACTTCTGCAACAGCAGGAACAGACGAAATGTATTGTGTTTATTTAGGAAAAACAGTAGGCACAGTTTCTCCTGCAAGTGATTCAGTTACAACAGCTATGCTTCAAGCAAATGCTGTTACAGGAGCAAAACTTAATACTGATGTTATATCAGCACAAACTGCTCTTGGAGCAACACCTGCCGATACTGATGAATTATTAGTATCTGATGCAGGAGTTTTAAAAAGAGTAGATTATAGTCATATAAAAGGTTTGGGAAAAATAGGACAAGTTGTTTCTGAAACTTTAAGTAGTGCTGAAACTTTTACATCTGGCACATTAACAGCTTCAGCCTTAACTGCTTCAATTACACCTTCTGCTACTTCATCTAAAGTTTATTTTCATTATGTTTGTCCAGCTCTTATGTCTAGTGCGGCTAATAGTTATGCTGAACTTAGAATTTATAGAGCAGGTTCAGAACTAGCAATATATAGTGATATATTGGTTTATAACGCACTATCTCAAACAGCAACACAATCAATGGTTTTTTCATATTTAGATTCACCTTCGAGTACAAGCAGCCTAACTTATTCTGTTAAATATGCAGAACATGGCTCTGCTACACTTAACTTAATGAATAGTAGTGGTAGTGGAGGTACTGGTACGAGTACAATGACTTTAATGGAGGTACTAGCATGATAAAAGTTTTAATTGGAGATGCAATTATGTCTATTAATCCTGATGCTCAAGTTACTGTTCGTGGAGATAATATAGATACTTGTACTTTTGAATGGGATTCTTCTCCTGAAATATCAAGAGCAGAAATAAAAGCTAAAATGGAAGCTATGGCTTATATACCAAAAAGACAAACAGCTTATCCATCAATACAAGAACAACTTGATATGCAATACTGGGATCAAGTAAACAACACAACAATTTGGAAAGATACTATTTCTAAAGTAAAAACAGATAATCCAAAGGAATAAAATATGGCAATAGATAAAATAGATGTAACAAAAGGTATTACAGGTAATCTTCCTGTTGCCAATTTAAACTCTGGTACTTCTGCCAGTAGTTCAACTTTTTGGCGAGGAGATGGAACTTGGGCTGAAGCAGGTGGAACTAATACTCCAGTTTTTGCTGCTTACTTATCTAATGACTCAGACCAATCTATTTCTGATTCTACTACAACTAAAATACAATTTGATGCAGAAAGAATTGATACTGCTGGTGCTTTTGATACATCAAATTATAAATTTACTGTTCCATCAGGTCAAGCGGGGAAGTATTTTATTGTATGTAAAGTCAAATGTGGCTCTTCTCAACAAAATGATATTGTAGGAGCATTTGTTCATATTTACAAAAATGGAGCTACATATCATAGTGTTGGACAAACAGGTGCAGGTTTTATTTCTGGAACTAAATATCCTATATTAGGAATTGGTTTACTTTGTTCTACAGTTATAGATTTAGCAGTAAATGATTATATAGAGGGTTATGGATATATTAAAACAAATGGTGCAGGAACACCCAAATTCCAAGAAGGAGATGACAAATCAACATGGATAGAAGGGTTTAAATTATTATGAGTTCATTAGCTAGTAAAATAAAAATATACTTAGGAAGAGAGCCAGATTTTACATCAGAAGTAAAATTACAGAATGATGGTAGCGAAGATTATATTTCTGAATGGAATATATCTTCTGAAAAATCTAAACCAACAGATTCACAACTAAATGATACTAATAGCGAAGCTACTAAGTTAGAAAATAATAATACTATTCGTGCAACTAGAAGAAATTTATATGGAGATATTGGCGATCAACTTGATGAAATATTTAAAAATATTGATGATTGGAAAGCAAGAATACAAAAAATTAAAGATGACAACCCAAAGGAGAGTAGTTAGATGGCTTACATAGGCAATAGTCCTGAGAAGGGAAATTTTCGCAAGGCAGATTCAATAACCTGCTCTGCCACAGCAACTTATAATCTTTTAGTTGGTGGAGTAGCAGTTAATCCAAATCAAAATCAATGTATAGTTTCCTTAAATGGAGTAGTTCAATCTAGTGGAAATTCATATACAATAGCTTCATCTCAAATTACCTTTGCAAGTGCATTAACAAGTTCAGATGTAATAGATTTTATTTTAATATTAGGAGATACTTTAGATGTAGGAGTACCGAGTGATGATTCAGTTGGGTTAGCTCAATTATCTGCTAGTGGCTCTCCTAGTAGTTCTAATTTTTTAAGAGGAGATAATAGTTGGGCTGCTGCAGGAACTACCATAAACAATAACGCAGACAATAGAGTTATTACAGGTAGTGGCACAGCTAATACTTTAGAGGGTGAGTCTAATTTTACTTTTGCAAGTGGTGTTGTTAACATTACAAGTTCAGATGCAGAGCCATTAGAATTAACTAGAGATTCAGCTAATGGTGATGTTAATTTAAGATTTAAAAATACATCTGGCGATATAGCTTTTGTAAGAGGTGTTCATGGTGGACATTTATCATTCTTACCAAATGGTAATGAAAAAATGAGAATTAGTGAAGGTGGTCAAGTTTCAATAGGAACAACTGAAACAGCTTATTCTAATTTAACTCAAGCAGGAGATAACGGAATTATTTTAACAGATGGTAGTGCTTCTATAATTGCAACAGATACAGATTTACCATTAATTCTTGCTAGAACAAATGCCGATAATAATAATAGAGATATACTTAATTTTAATAGAAATGGCTCTACTTGTGGTCAAATTACAGGCACAAATAGTACAACAACATATGCAACTTCTTCTGATTACAGATTAAAAGAAAATGTAAATTATGATTTTGATGCAACAACAAGACTTAAACAATTAAAACCTGCAAGATTTAATTTTATAGTAGATGAAACAAATACTTTAGTAGATGGATTTTTAGCACATGAGGTTTCTTCAATAGTTCCAGAAGCAATTATTGGCGAAAAAGATGGAATAGAAAAAAATGAAGATGGTACAAATAAATTAGATAATGATGGGAATACTATTCCTAAATATCAAGGTATTGACCAAGCAAAATTAGTTCCATTATTAACTGGAGCATTACAAGAAGCAATAACAAAAATAGAAACTTTAGAAACTAAAGTAACAGCATTGGAGAATAAATAATGGCACTAACAAAACTTAATGCAAGGTCAGCATCAGCTTTAGATGCAACAATATTAACTGGTAATTTACCTGCTATTAATGGAAGTGCATTAACAAATCTTTCGGCAGGAAAAATGGGTCAATTAGTTGTTACTCAAGTTGCTGATGTACCAAGTCATATTACAACAACAAGCACAACCCCAGTAGATACTGGAATTGCAAGAACGATTACTTGTTCTGCAACTTCTTCAAAAGTTCTAATTAGATTTTACACTGGAATGGCAGCATCTCCAACAGATACAGGGGTTAGATTTTCTCTTTATAGAGATAGTACAAATTTAAGCTCTAATTCTTATAACTGGGGATTATATAGAGTTGAGCCAAGTTCAGGTGGCACAAACTATTCAGCATTAAATTTAGAATGGCTTGATAGCCCATCATCAACTTCAGAAATTAGCTACAAAATATATTATGAAAGTTCAAGTGGTAGTGCTGTTTATGCTTGTCAAGATGGTGGTCAATATCAATTAACTTGCACGGAGATATTAGCATAATGTTAGATGGAAAAATACAAAAAATAGACGCAGTATTATCACTTAAAGAAGATGCACTTGTAAATTTTAAAGCTGATGGAACTTTAGAATGGCTTGACGGTAATCCTACAAATATTACTAATAAACAAATTGAAAATGAACAAGAAAGATTACAGGCAATAGAAGATGCTAAATAAACCTTGTGAATGTGGCAAATCAGAGTGTGATTGTGGTAAATGAAAATATCAGACAATACTGCTATCAGTATGCCTATGCGAAATTTAATCGCTTTAATTATGGCGATAGGAATTGGAATATTTGCATATAGCGATTTAACTCAAAGAATAACACAATTAGAAACTGCAAGACAGCTTATGGAAGCTGATCTCTTAAAAAAAGCAGATCAAACTCCTGTCAATCAAGAATTATATATGTTGATTGAATTTTTATCTGGTCAGTTTGAAACAATGGAAAAAGAAATACAGTTTATTGAAAGCAACAATATCAACATAACTTTTTTAAAAGACCAAGTTGAAGAAATGCAAAAAAATATAGAATTATTAAAGGATAAGGTAAGAAATAATGGGAGTCATTGAAACAGTTTTTAGTCTTTGTATGTTTGTTAATGGTTCGTTAGACGGACACATGATAACAGATGGTTTATCTCATTGTTTAAAAGCTAAAAGAGAAGCTGAAAGAAATTTAGCAGAAGGTAGAGAGAATGTTATTCGTTATGAATGTGGTCAAGTCAAAGCTGAGTTAAGACCAGACAGCGAAGGTAACTTAAAAATTTATAAAATTATAGAGGACAAATATTAATGTTTGGATATTGCTTTTTTTTAACTTTGGAAATGTATGGAAATAATTATTACAATGTATCTCGTTAGTTTTATTGGTGGGTCAATAATTTTAGCAATACAAAGTTAATATGATTAAATCTATATGTGCAACTTTATTGTTGTGCAGCTTATCTAGCTATAACTTTGATTTTAAATACTCAAACAAAGATGAATTTGTCAGAGGTATAACAGAGTGTACTGTTCATTTTAATTCAGCTATACCACCTCAATACAGAGCAGTAGTTGTTATTTCTGTTGCCCAAGCCATACTAGAATCTAATTGGGGAGAATCACGATTTGCCAGATTAGGTAATAATTTTTATGGCATGATTCAAACTGATAAAACAGAGCCACACATTAAAGCTCTTGATAGCGATATACTTCTTAAAAAGTATGGAAGAAAATGTGAGAGTGTTGCAGATTACATTACTCTCCTTAATATAGGCAGAGATTTTGTTGAATACAGAAATGTACGAGATAAAGAAACAGTTACAAGAGAAGTTGATCTTGATGAAATTATTAATACTTTGCATACTTTTGCAATAGATAAAGAATATACAAAAAAAATTAAAAAAACAGTAGATTATTTATTACGAGAATACCCAGAAATATTTTTAATAGTGAAAGGTCAAGATGTCTGAGCAATGGGAAACACAAGTCAATAACTTACAAAAAACTTTAGATGAAATTAAAGTTGAAGTTAAAGAAAATCGCCAAGATGTTATCAGACTAAAACAAGAAATGGCACTTGGAAAAGGTGCTATACGAACAGCCATATTTATTGGATCAATACTAGGAGCAATCTATACATTTTTTAAATTAGTGGATTAATGGTGCTGTTGGAGGTAATCGAAACCTCGATCTCTTACTTACCAAGCAAGTGCTTTACCACTAAGCTACAACAGCAGGGATTGTATGAATACTAGATCAATACTTATATTGAGTGATACTCATTTTCCATATCAAATACCAGGTTATTTTGAATGGATAAAAAAAATCAAGGATAAAATAAATCCTACTATGGTTTTACATATTGGAGACCTAGTGGATTTTCATAGTGTTTCACAACACTTACATAGTGCAGAGCTGCCAAATATTAAATACGAAATTAAAGATGCCATTAAGTGCATTAAAAAATTACGAAAAATATTTCCAGTTCCAATGCCAATTATTAATGGTAATCACGACATAAGGATTCAACGACTTGCTGAAAAGTCAGCAATACCTAATTCTTTTTTACGAAATATTAATGATATTTTAGAAATAGATAAAAAATGGAAATGGACTTGGCAGGATAAAATTGTTCTGGACTTACCAAATAAATCTAAAGTTTTTTTTACTCATCATTTTAAATCAAATGTTTTATCTAGTTCTAAAGAGTTAGGACTTTCAATGGTGGTTGGTCATCAACATACAATCAGCCAGATAACTTATTGGAGTTCTCCAACAGCTCTTAATTTTGCTATGTGTGTAGGTTGTAGTATTAATCCCAAGCACGAAGCATTTAAGTATCAAAAAAACTTTATTAAACGACCAATTATTAGTATAGGTGCAATAATAAATTCACAGCCAGTTATTTACGCAATGCCTCTTAATGATAGAGGAGAATGGACTGGTGCAATATGACAACAGACGATCCTTTAGTTCAATACTTAATGGATAAAATGGCTTCTCGTTCTGAAGCAGGAATCAATAAATACAAGAATACAATGGTTACAACACCAATGAGTGCTATCGCAGCAATTGATAATGCTATTGAAGAATGTTTAGACCAAGCAGTATATTTAGAAAAAGCAAAAAGGGAGTTACAAGAAAAATGGACATTGAAACATTAAAAGACCATATTAAAAAAGAAGAAGGTTTTAGAAATAAAGTTTATCTGGATCATCTTGGAAACAGAACAATCGGATATGGGCATTTATGTTTGCCTGATGAAAATTGGGATGATGATAAAGTCTATGATAGCAAAGAATTAAATAAAACTTTTGAATACGATTTTAATATTGCTTGTAAGGATGCAGAAAAACTTATTGCAAGAGAGAGTATTCATCCAGATGCTTTTTGTGTTTTAATTGATATGTGTTTTAATATGGGAAGTCCAAGAGTATCAAGATTTAAAAAAATGTTTGCTGCATTAGAAACACAAGATTATCAAACAGCATCAAAAGAAATGTTAGATTCTAAATGGGCAACTCAAGTGCCTAATAGAGCTAGAAGATTATCGGAGATTATGAAACAATGTTAAATTTATTAATTAAACCTTTACTTGGTGTTGCAGGAGATGTTGTTAAAGGAGTAGTTGCAAGTAAAAAAGCTAAAGCAGAACAAAAATTAACCAAAATAAAAGCTGAAACAGAAATGTTGAATAAGCAAATTTCTGGCGAAGTTGAGTGGGATGTCCAAGCTATTAAACAAGCTGAAGGATCGTGGAAAGATGAATATTTAACCATACTTTTTTCAATTCCCTTACTACTTTGCTTCCTTCCTTTTACAGTAGAATATGTTGAAAGAGGATTTGAAGCATTATCTCAAACTCCAGATTGGTATAAATACACATTAGGTGTGATTGTATCAGCTTCGTTTGGGATTAAAGGAGCAAGTAAATTTTTTAAAAAATAAGGAGGTAAGATGAATCTTATTAAAGACCTATGGAATCATTTAAAGGAATGGAACGACTGGGGTATGAAGGACTGGATTAAAGCAGGTATCGTAGTTGTTGTTGTTCTTGTGATTCTTAAAGTTATTATTATTCCAGGAGCTTAATGCCCTTTAAATCTGAAAAGCAACGCAGGTATATGTATAAAAACAAACCTGCGATTGCTAAAGAGTGGTCTAAAAAATATGGCAAAAAAATAAAGAAGAAAAAGAAAAAGAAAAAATAATGTCAATTGTTTATAGAGGCGAAAAATTTTCAGGTTATTCTAAACCTAAAAGAACTCCTAACCACAAAACAAAATCTCATGCTGTTCTAGTTAAAGATAATGGTAAAGAGAAGTTAATTCGTTTTGGTCAAAAAGGAGTAAGTGGAGATAAAAAAAACACAGCAAGGTCAAGATCATTCAAAGCTAGACATAGTAAAAATATAGCAAAAGGCAAAACATCAGCAGCTTATTGGAGTAATAAAGTAAAATGGTAGAAAAGAAAAAAGTTTGGGAAAAAGAATACAAAGGTAAAGGTAAAAAAATAAAAGGTAAAAAAGGTTATAAATCAGCTAAAGCAAAAGCAGATAAAAAGTTTGGCAAGAAAACAAGTCTTGTTAAAAATATGTATATATCAAAACAAATGAAAGGATAATATATGCCACAAGGTATGGGAACTTATGGGAGTAAAAAAGGCAGACCTCCTAAAAAGAAAAAAGATAAGAAAAAGAAATCTAAAAAGAAAAAATGACTTGTTCGTGTGGTTTAGAAGAGTGCAAATGCTTTTCTCCAGTTGAAGTCATGTGGTGGGATACCAATGAATCAAGCGATAGTGGTTGGATGAGCAAAGAAGATGCAATTAAAGTTAAACCATGCAAAATTAAAAGTATAGGTTATTTAATTAATCAAACTGACGAGCATATTACTATTGCAGCAGATATAGATGGACACGATAATTCAGAAGATAAAGATGACTTACTAGGGAGAGTCGAAACTTTCCCTAGAAGTTGTGTCGTAGATATTAAGTATTTAACTTAATTGAGCCACCTTTTTAAAAATATTTAAAAATTTAATTTTTTTTTCTTTAGATAAAGCATTCCAAGATTTTCCACCATCTAGTGCAGTTTCTTTTACAGCTTGATCTACTTCTTTAAGTTTTTTATCAGAAATATTCTGATCTTTAACAAACTTATTTTTTCCTTCGTTCATAGTTTCGACCATCATTGGCTACTCTCTTTCTGCAAAGTGATCTGTCGAAAATCTGGTATGTTTTTTGGGAGTCACTTTTATCATTTTTAGCAACTCCCTATTACATAAAGTCACCAAATTTCCCTTTTAATCACTTTACATTACCTATTATGCATCTTTACCAATGATTTGCAATAGCTAATTTTTGGCTGTTTTCCTACCTTTTTTTTCATCTGGGATAAAAAATGGATAAAAATTAGGGCAATAAATTAATTTTTTTTGGCATTGTATCAGGCATAATGTGAGAATACACCTCAACACTTTTACTATCTTTCCAACCACCAATGTCTTTTAAATCCTGCAAATCACAATTAGCATATTTTCTTAACCAAGTTGCAAATGTATGTCGGCACTTATGAGGAGTTTTCTCAAAACTTATATTAGCTTGTCGAAGCATATCTCTCCAATTAAAATATAATCCCTCGCCATCTTTTTTATTATCCCATGCTTTTCTCCACATAAAAATATATTTTCCTTTATCATTAACTTTATCAAGCCATTCTTTTAAATTTTTATGTAGTTCTACAACTCTAGCTTTATCGCCTTTATTTTCCCATAAATGAATTTTGTTGTCTTGTATATCTTCCCATTTGGTGTTCAGAGCTTCTTGTAATCTTGCACCAGTATAAATTAAAAAAACCATTAATAATTTAATTTGGAACATACTTGTTGATTGCAAACATTTTTCCACTTCTTCAGGAGTAAAATATAGTGGATCTCTTTCAATAAGTTTAAATCTATTAATAACCATTTTTTCACACAATCTTTTTGCTGATGCAAAGTTTAACACCAACGACACAGGGCAAATAAAACTTCTATTAATTGTATTAAGTCTTGCTGATTTTCGTTTTTTCTCTTCTTCCGACAAATCATTATAAGGAGTCTTTTTTAAATATTCTTCCATTGGATAACATTCAAATGCTTTTTTGCGAATCAAATCATTATCAATTAATCGGATGTCATATTGACCTAGATATTCTTTTGTTTTTTTTACTAACTTAATAGTTTTCTGCGATGGAGATGTATCTGGATCATCGTCAGCAATCTTTAAATCAGCAGCAGCATTATATTTTTTACTTGTAAGTTGAGATATTCCTTTTTCTAGTTTTTTCTCATAAATGTTTGCGAACTTACAAGCATCTTGGTATTTGTTTGTTTTAGTGCTGATGTTCCTTACATATATAGTTTGATCTTCATAATAAAAAGTTCCAAATATATAATAATTATCATTCTTTACATCTTTTCTTCTTTTGACTTTGAGCATAACACAATTATCCTTTCAATATGTTCATTGGTAAATCGTAATCGCTTACCAATATATGTATGTAAAGCAGGATCTTTGGGAAATTTGGCTTGTAAGTCTTTAATATCTTTCCTGCAAGTGCGAGGATGTCTATTTAATCTAACTGCTACATCTTTTATCTCATAAAGTCTATTCATTTTTTGCCTCTTCAATCTCATCATCGTGTAAATGTAATCCTAGTTTAAATGCCTCATCAGCATCTAATTCTTTTCTTAATGTTTCAATTTCTTCCTTTTCTTCTGGAGTAGTAATTCTTTCAGTAAAAAGAGCAGGATTTGGTGGAGCTTCTACTTTAGGATTTAATTCTTCTTGTTCTTTTCTGTGTCCTTCATAAATTAAATCATAAAATTTACTTGGTAACAGCAAGGAATGGTCAATAGGATTGCTATAAACTATACACCAATGATTATGGATTGTTTCTTTGCACTTGCTTTCCCATTTTCTAAAATGATGAATATTCCTGGAAGGACTTGTGCCTTTGGTTAAGTAATGAAGTATTTGTGTTGAATCTAATATACGAGGATTAATCTGGTTTTCAAAGTGCAGCTCCCATAGCTTATCTACCTCAATTCCACTTTCATTCAATCCTCCCTTATCTATTTGTTCAATCTTAATTATTTTCTTACTCATTTATTAACTCCAATTGGTTTTCATCTTTTTGTTTCCAAAAAAAATTACATAATCTAAATGGCTCTGTTTCATTTAATTTTGGATTAGGTGGAAATTCTTTACTTGTTCTTCTTTGTAATCCATATTCCAATTCATTTTTACTCAAGGTCATTTTTTCATTTGTTTTATTTAAACTTAAAACTGCACCACCTTTAGCAATAGCTTTTTGCACTTCATAATCTTTCAACGAAGCATACCCATTCCATAACCTTTGTATTTTTCTTCTATAATATGTCATGGTGTAAGACCTCCAAGTTTCATTTCAGCTCTAGCTGTGGCATTGGCATCTGCCATTAATTCTATTTTGGTTGTAATGCGATCCAGTTCAGCAAAAGATTCATCCATTAATTGTTCTGCTTGTTCTAGTTTAGATACAACTTCAGTAACTTCTTTATCAGTCTTTGCTTTGGCTTTCGCATCTTCCACACTATGTTTTTCATTAGATAAAAAACGATAATGCAAGTATCTTCCTTTTTCTTTTTCCTCTTTTATTCTAGCTAGTTGATTAAAAGCTCTTTTACATTTTCTGTAATCAATAATGGCTTCCATTTTAGCTTCAGCAATCTTATGAGGATCATATCTATTTAAAGTATTATCTAAACTCATCTAATTCACTCTCCAGTTTATCGGCTATTAATCGTAAATTTATTATTCTTGCTTTTTTGTTAAAATTTTTATCGGAGTGGCAGCGAAGATGGCAGGAACGACAAAGACAAATGAGATTTTCAAGAAAATCCTTGTACTTACTTGAGCCAAGACCACGACTAGAAATATGGTGTATATCAGTACCCTCCCAACTATTACAAACTGAACATTGCCAAGTTTGTGCAATAGTTAATTCTGGCAACCAGAAATCATCAAAAATTTTAATGTGTTTTTTCATTTCAACTTATCTCCAATGGCATAAATCATCAAAGCAATAAAAAGTAAGACCAATAAAATAAGTGCATTAAGAATAATGAGTATCATGCTTCTCCTTTATCCATTTCATCGGAATTGTTTTGTTAAAATATTTAAAATTATGTTTTATGCACCAATCGGCATAAGTTGTTTTAGATCCTTTATAAATTTTTGCTTTTGCATTACTGAACACAAAGCGAATATCGTATTTATGTCCATACTGTTCTCTAATAAATAAATGTTTTTTTCTATCAGCTAAAACAAACCGACCTTTAGTTTCAATAATAATGCCGTTAGCCAACCTAAAGTCTGGAGTATAGGTAGATGACTGTGCAGGTTTTGTGTAAAGAATGACTAACTTTTCATAATCAAATTTAATTCTAAATTTTCTTAATTGGGCAGCTATGGTTTTCTCTAATCCTGAACGATACTTATTCATGTGCTAATTTCTTTCGGATTTATTCTTTCCATATTGTCTAAACGATCATTAATATATTTTCTTGTTATTACTCTTTTACTTAAGCAACTTTGAATAGAGGTTTTTATTTTTTGTAAAAGTTGTTCTGGTGTTTCATTTGAATTATCAATTTGATATAATAAACGATTATGTAAATCATCTTGAGCTTTTAGTTTAACTAATTGATTTTTTAAATTATGTCTTTCGTTGGCAATTTTTCTATTAATCATTTAAAATCTTGTCTATGTTGAATGGCTGTTTGTTGAGATGGTGTAAAACTGATGAAGAATCTTTTTTAATTTTATTCCCAATTATTGTTGTGCTAAATTTAGTGTTCTTAAAAGCCAAGTGGCAGTAATCTCTTCTAGCTTGAACAAAATGTTTATCTCTTCTAGTTCCTGATAAATCTTCTTCTTTAATATTATAAAAATTACAAATTATTTTTTTTAAATGATGTAATGGTTGTGGTGCTTTGCCTACATTTTCAGGAAGAGGTTGGGACTCTTTAAAGATAGGATTTTCACATATCCTTTTCAAAATCTTAACCTCTTCTTTTGTAAATTCTTCAGTCATTAAAATTTACTAAAATCTGTATTGATGTCTGGCTTTTCTTCTTTTGGTTTTGGTTTCCAGTTATTTTTTTCTGCATACCAATTGCCAGTTTTTCCTACCTTAACATCAATTTTAACATACTCATCATTAGGATCTTGTTTTCGTAACCAATCGACAAAATCTTTTTTCTTAATGTTTATGCTGCATTTAATAAAATCTACCTTTGGCTCGTTTGCCCAGAAACCACCTATAAATTTTTTATCCTCACTCATTTTATATTAAAGTCCTCTCCTGCTCCTTTTTTTGCTTGGCTTTTCTCTGATGCTAAATTACCATCATCATCACTCGCTAATCCATATAAGGACTGCAATCCATATCGTTTAGCATAAGTAATCGCTGATCCCATTTTTTGTGGGTTATCTTTATCGTTTGCATTAATTAAAACTGGAACAATGCAAGTCAAAGTATCTTTATCTATAAGATGTCTAACTGTTGTTGTAACAAATATATCTCTGTATATTTCTTGTATCTTTGTTGTTGTGCTATCTTTCTCTTGTGATTTCTCAAGTAAAATATTTTTGTATTCTACTGATTGCGAAAAAGATAAACCAAATTCTGCACCATGATTAACTGCATTAATAACACTTGTTAAATCAGAATATTTACTTTTGAAGTGTGGATTAATTGAATCTTTTAATGCCCTAACATTTAATTCTTGAAATTTAGTTAAAGCTCCTTTTAAAGTTTCTCCTATCATTTCAACTTTATCTCTTAATTTTCTAAGCTGATCCTTCCTTCCTGATGTTATTTTTTTTAATGTTTCTTCACTTAAGTTCATTTCTTTTTTCCTTTCAATATTTTGTTTAAGTCTTTGTCTAAATCAAATGCTTCTTTAAAAAGTTTGAATTGCTTTAAACCAAGAGCAAGTTCTTCTTTATAAAATGTTGTAATTTCTGGTTTATTTATTTCTTCATCTTTTGGAAAACGAACAATAATTGCTTTATCAATTTCAATATCTTCAGAGTCTTTTATTAATTGTGCATAAGCTGACAATTGAATAATCATATCAGAATAAATTGCTTTAGAAGTTTTAAAGTCCACCAGAATATACTCTCCATTTTTTTTAACTAATAAGTCTGGGCAACCACCAACTTTTAATTTTTTACTGCCCATTTTTTTTTCAGTCCAAACTATTTCAAAATTATTCATCTTTACTAAATTCCTCCCACCATTCTAAAAACTGATTAAAGCAATGCCTAACTGTTGGATCATCTGGGAGCTGATACTCTTCTCCCTTAATATGTAATTCAGCTAAATCGTGTAATGATGTTCCTGCTTCAGCAGCTTTATTTAATTCATCAAAATAATTAATGCCTTGCAATCCTAATTTGTTTGACCAAATAATAAGTCCAGTCGCATTTTTAAATCTACTTATTATAGTAGTAACACTTGGAACTTTTTTTCCTTTTAATAAATAATTACCTGTTGGCATTTTTCCTTTTTACTTTCATAATATGTTCTTCAGCTTCCCAATTGGCGATGAAGTAATAATGTTTAAAGAAGGGAATATATTTTGTTAGGAGGAAAAATGTGCATACTCCCTTCTTTTTCATAATGGTAATTCCTTTTTTGATGAATCCCATATATGACTCATTAGCAACTTTCAGTTGTGTTCTTTATACCTAGCCACACATATTTAGAGTTTTTACCTAGAGGATTATTTAATTTCTTTCTTTCAGCACAATCTTTTTTTAGTGCTTCCTCTTTATCCATTCTTTTCCAATCATCTTTTGAACAGACAACTTTTTTCTGTGGTGGTTTTTTAAAATTTTCATCCACTAAAACAAAGTCTGGTTGCATATTAACCTCTCTTGTTTTTTTGAGTAGGGAGTCAGCTCATCCAACTCCCTACCTAGCCAATTATTTAGTCAATAAAGGAGCAATCAATATTGACTATTTTGGTATTTAAGGGATTAATTTGTGATTTGCAACAATTATTTGCAAATTGGGGAATTTATTTTAAATTATAGAACTAAACTTGTTTTAACAATTTTGCTAAATTCTAGGAAATTTATAGTAGATATAGGATATGCTTTATTTAATTGGTATTTTTCCAATTTTAATGAATGTCTATTAAAAACTTCAACATTATCTTTTTTATCTCTCTTTCTAATATCGCCTACTAATTTAATTTCTTTATTATCTTTTAGGGCATCAATATAACAATATCTTCCATTAGGATGACTTTTAGATGCTTCTACTTGCATATTATCGGAGTTTATATCTGGTTGAAACCAAAATAACATATCGGCTAATTTAGAATAAAAAGCTAAATCATTGTATTGCACCATATCATTTTCACATATTACAATTTCCACATTTTTAAATGGATCAGAGGGTTTAATAACACCAGTTATTTCATCTAAATAACCAATAATTCTATATTTAGCTTTGTTGCTATCTAAAACTCTTTGAATAGGAACTTGAAAAAAATTAGCATATAGTTTGGCTTGATCTACATTAATTAATCTTTTTCCTGAAAAATGCAGGGAAACTGTTGATTTATCTATGCCAGTTCCTCTTGAAATAATGTCATTATTTTTAATACCAGATTTACTTTTAATAATAATAAGTTCTTCATTATAATAATAATTATCTTCTTCATCAGTATTTATTTTTATTTTAGTCATTTCTGTATTCATAACCAATTACTCCCTAATAATCAATAATATTCTTTTAAATACTATAATATTACATTCGTCAATTAATTTATAAAATAACTAATAATTGCTTAAATATTTTATTATTTACAAATTGCAAAAATATCCCTAAATCAGAACAAACAAAAAACATTATGAAAATAAAATGTAATTTATGTAATAAGACAATGGATGTCGCTGAAAATTTAACTGATAAGCAGCTTAAAGTTCTTAAATTTATAAGAGAATATAGGGATAAACACGCAAAATGCCCTGCTGTAAGGGATATAATGACTGGGTTGGGTTATAAGACACCAAGCTCTGTTTTTATGCACCTAGAGGCATTACAACACAAGCAATATATAGTCAAAAAGCCATATACAAAGCGAAATCTGGTTATTGTTAAAGAATTAGCAAATGAAAGGTTATAAAGTTTTGCCTATTTCATATAGCGATACAAAGCCATTTATTTTACATATTCATTATGCAAAAAGATTACCAAGCATAACTCATTCTTTTGGTTTGTTTAAAGAAAGTGAATTGGTTGGTATTGTTACTTATGGCTCTCCACCATCACAAGCATTATGTAGAGGAATAGCTGGAGATGCATATAAAAATATAGTTTTAGAGTTAAACAGATTAGTTTTAAAAAATAACATAAAAAATGAAGCATCTTATTTAGTTGCAAATTCTTTTAAATTTTTAAAAAAACCATCAATTATTGTTTCTTATGCAGACACTAGCCAAAATCATAATGGTTATATTTATCAAGCAACAAATTTTATTTATACTGGTTTATCGGATAAAAGAACTGAATGGAGACAAAAAAATTCTAATAAACACAATAAAACAGTTCAAGAACAATACTCTTTAAAAGAAAGAAAAGATAATCCAGATAAATTTTATGTAGTAGATAGACCAAGAAAACACAGGTATATCTATGTGTTAGCAAACAAAAAAGATAAAAAAAATCTTTTAAAAAAACTTAAATATCCAATTTCTGATTATCCCAAGTTTCAAAACAAAAATTATAAAACAGATACCAATATTACCACACAGGGATTGTTAATTTAAAAATGAGTGAAGATATAAAATTTCCTTATCAAGATTTTTATTTCGCTGACTGGAGAATGGGTTGCTCTGGAATGACAGCACAGCAAGAAGGATTATATATTCGTTTATATACACATCTTGGCAGCTTAAATGGAAGAGGATTGCCAAATGACTTTAATGTTATCAGTAGAATGGTTTTAGATCCAAGCGATGAGCCAGAGGTAGTTGAACAGCAAAAGGCAGATTTGATGTTCGTTATTAACGCTAAACTAACGCTAATTGATGGTCGTTATCATCAGTTAAGACAGAAAAAAGACAGGGAAAACAAGGTTGATATTGTTAAAATTAGGCAAGAAACAGGGAAAAAAGGAGGTCTAGCAAAAGCCAAGCAAAACTCTAGCAAAGTATCTGATTCTGATTCTGAATCTATATATAATAATATATGGAGTAAGTTATCCATTAGGAGAGGATCAAAGCAGGTTGCCTATGCTTCTTGGCTTAAAAGTGCCAAAGACATAAAACCTGAAATCCTGATAGAAAAATACAACTCTCTTTGCTCCCAAGCTGATGATCCTAAATTTATTCCTCACTTTAGCACTTGGTTAAATCAAAACAGGTGGGAAGAAGAGCTGCCAACTAAAAAAGAAACAAATGAATTTGGAGTGCAACCAAAAAAATCTCATAAAGATTATGTTAATTTTGTCAAAAGAGGAATTAGAACAACATTTATTTCAGACGATATGGTCAGGCAAATGAGAAGAGAAAATCTCATAACCGAAGAAGAATTTAAAGCATGGTAGATTTACGAGTTTTGTCTCTTGGAGCAGGAGTACAATCAACAACATTAGCACTTATGATTGAACATGGAGAATTACCTATGGTGGATTGTGCCATATTTGCAGATACAATGTCAGAGCCAAAAAAAGTGTATGAACATTTAGATTGGTTAGAAAAACAACTTTCTTACCCTATTTATCGTGTAACTAAAGGAAATCTTAGAGAAGATACAATAAAAGCTGTAAATAATAATGTTAGAGTAGCTATGTCTCCATTTTTTACTCGTAATAAAAAAACTGGCAAAAAAGGTATTATGATGAGGCAATGCACACAAGATTATAAAATACAGCCATTAATAAAAAAAGTAAGAGAATTGTTGGGAGTAGGATTTAGGCAAAGAGTACCTAAAGATAAAAAAGTTACTCAAATATTTGGCATATCTTATGATGAAATGGCACGAATGAGGCGATCTCCATTAAAATACATAACTTATGAATATCCTTTAGTAACAAAAGAAATTCGCAGACATCATTGTTTACAATGGATGGAACAAAAAGGTTATCCAAAACCTCCCAGATCAGCTTGTACTTTTTGTCCATATCACAGTAACGAAGAATGGAGATTTGTAAAAGAAAACAAAGAAGAATGGGATGAAGCTGTTGCTTTAGATAAAAAAATTAGAAATGGATTTGTAAGTGTAAAAGATGAATTGTTTTTGCATAAGTCTGGTGTTCCATTAGATGAGGCAGACTTAGATCCTAACAAAGACCAACAAGATTTATTTAATGATATTTGTGATGAGGGTATGTGTGGTGTCTAAAAAAAAGAAAAAAGATAGAGTTCCCATTGAACTTGGCAGCCAAGAACTAGAGAGAAATGAAGATGGCACATTAACCAGGAAAGTTGATGGAGAAAAATTTAGATTTGCTTTTTATGGTCAAGATAGACATTTAGAAAAAGTACATAATTCAGTATTAGAAAACTATTATGCTAGAGGATTATTGGACATCAAGGATAGAGAATTAAATAGTAAAAGATTTTGGGCAGGAGATAAATTTGAAAAATTATGCCATAGATCAGGATTAGAGCCAAAGATTACAGCTAGACTAGAAGAGTTTATTGGTGGCACTAAAGAGGATTTTGTCCATAGAAACATAGATGCTCATAGTGAATTTCATATTATTATTAAAGAGATAGGAAAGTTCTGGGATGTATTGTGGTTAGTCATTGTAAGAAATCAACCTGCTCAAAAAAGAATGGATGAACTTCGAGAAGCTCTTGATCGATTAATCTTATATTACGATATGTAAGTTTTGTATTTGTTCCTATTAACAAATCAATCGTAAATCCTTATAAATATATACACTCACTATAATTGTGAATAGTTTTATAGCCATCTTTTAAAGATGGTTTTTTTATTATGTCAGAACAGAAACTTTGGATTGCTGTTCTTGTGCAGGGTTTAACCGATGCTTTAGGAAAATTCCTTTGGATGACGAGGTTGAATACCAAATACGAGCAGGAAGCTAAAGACTGGCTTACAAGCAAAGATTTCAGTTTTATTTGTTCACTCGCAGGTATGCAGCCAAACCAAGTCAGAGATATTTATACTCAAATGAATCGGCATAAACATTATCTTACTTTGGAGGACATTAGGTATTTATTAAATGAAACTTTTGATAGACGATCTGTATTGTAGTATGGTTATGGTAGATAATCCTGAAACAAAGCAGCCAGAAATAATTATTAGGTTTGCAAACTTTAAGACTGAAGAAGAAGCAATACAATTTGCCCAATACTTCAAGAGCTTACCAGAATACACAGAGTATATGCAGCCATTGGATGAAAAGGTAACACTACACTAATGTCTAATCAACAAATCATTCCAGTTAAAAAAGGGAGACCGACCAAGTATTCCAAGTCAATTGTTAAAGAGATACTGGACAAGCTCTCTCGTGGTATAAGCATAAGAGATGCAGTAAAAGAATGTGGTATAACTTGGCAGTCCTGGAGGAATTGGATCTTAAAGGATGATAAGCTGAAGGATGCCTATGTTCGCAGCAAAGAACTCGGCATAGAATATGTTATTGGAGATATAGATAAACGAATAGAGAATGCCTTAGACAAACAAAAGATCAGTATGTCGGAGGTAAAGCTACTGGAAGTATATAGTAAGAATATGCAATGGAAGGCAGGGAAACTTGCTCCTAAGTATTATGGCACAGAAAAACAAACTCTATCTATAACTGATAGCGATGATAAGAAGATAGAAATAAGTTGGCAAAGTGATTAGAAATATATTTCCTGTTGATAGGAAGTACACTTCATACTAAACTAGGAAGAAACTAGATAATAAACATATGATTAAATACCAAGATCATTACCATCTATTTCATCTAAAGATACTTTAAGATCTTCTAAGACTTTGTATCTACTATCAATATCTAATGGGTTAAGTAATTCTAGTATTTTATTTATAAGTTCTTCATTCATCATAAGTAAACTCTTTCGTTAAGGTTTTATTCCATAATAGACGGAATATTGATGAAATTGTTTTAAAATAGATAGTAAGTAATAGGTAAAGGAATAGATCCAATTGATAAAAAGGTAAGAATATCAATAATGTTTTATGAAATTGTTCTTTTTTTACACAAAAAGCTCATGTAATTTCATTTTTTTGGAACAAAATAGGAACATTTAATAAATTTTTTACAATTTTTTACCAAATTCTGCCCAAATTTATATTTTTTGGCTAAATTCTGCGAAAAATAAATCATTGGGTATGAGTTTCCAGAATAAATAATTCAAGCACCCCACGAGGTCTGAGCAATTGCAATTGTAACCAACTTTAACACAAAACAAACTTCTTATGAGTTTTCAAAAGAAAAACAATTTTATAGCCAAAGAATTACGAACACCGAAATATAAAATGCGAGTAAATAAAAATAAGAAAAAATACACTAGAAGAAAACCATTTAATGATCCCTTTAAGGAATTAGTGGAAGCCATGAATAATAAAGCCAAGTTTGATGGTAATGCAGGTCAGGGTGT